CTTTGTTCCGGCCGTTACGGGATTAGCTATATGAACATAAGGGAAGTTGGACGGAAACAAAACTACGCTTCCTGCTTTTGGTTTAATCGTGACACCAAAAAATGGGAATTCCAATTCTCCCCCAGCTTCTGGTTCTTCTAAAAATGCCACAATACTAATTATCCTGCTATTTGCTGGAGAGTGGTCATAATGAGAGTGGTATTCAGCACCGCCAGAATACTTGAGAAGCCTCCAACCTTCGTACCCTGATGTAAAAACAAGAAATTCTTTTCTGTAGTCTTCAAGAATTTCATTGATGATTGCATTTGATATTTTTTTAAATTGATTCCCTAATTCGGAAGTTGATTTTTCCAAATGTCCAATCTCTGCCTCTGAAGATGTTCTGTGATTTCCCACCGCTCCAGCGCCAACAGAAGAATTTTTCCAACTTATCTCAGACCAGTCGTTAGAAATTTCTGAATTGACGTTTTTTATAAAATCGCGTGCGTCGAAAGCATCTTCATACAGATTTATGCATGTAGCCAGTTCTTGAACTTTCATTTTTTTTCTTCAATCGTGTCTAAGACGACTTCTTCGCCGTTTATGAATAACCTTATCGTCTTGCTTTCGTGACCAGAAATGCGAGGCCTAAACTTTAGCGAATGTTTTTCTTGTATTTTTGGAAGATGTTTTTCTTCGTTTATCAGAAGATATGAATTTTCAAAAATTTCGGTGAATTCATCAACCAAATCTAGAACCCATATTTTGCCTGATTCATAAAAATTATTGTATTCGCATTTTTTTTCTGACGGTTCGCAAACCACCTGAACAGCGTCATCATCAGAAAGCCTGATTTCAAGCATAAATAGTTTTGCCAATTCTTCAGCTTTTGTTTTTACTTCTCTATTCTCAAAATCATTACGAGGAACAGATATGTATCTTTTCATTACGTAAGTTGATTCTTTTTTTCTTCTAGAGTGCTTATCAAGTTGATGTAATGAACAACACGTCCAGAGGGTTCATCCATATTAAGAGGAGTATCCCACTCAGTTTCATCGAATGTCTCAGGCTCAATACCAAGCTGAATCAGTAATGCGTAAAGTTGGAAACGCGCTGAGTTCAGCTCTACGTCAACTAGTCTTAGTTTGTCTATTGTTCTTAGGTTGTCAAATAGTCCCATTTTTTTCTCCTATTGGTTGAGTATTATGTATGTCGAGCCGTTAGATGCAGAAAAAGTATCTGCTTCTGCAGTTGTTCCTGCACGAACATCATAGTTTAGCCCACTTGGGGTCTGCTCTGTAATTATGATGATTGCACCGCCACCGCCTGCGCCGCCCCTTTTACCAGTGCCACCCGTTACTGCGGGGGAACCAGTTCCGCCTGCTCCGCCTGCTCCGCCTGCTCCGCCTGCATAATGGGGACCAGGAGTACAGCAAGGCGCATGAATGGTTGCAGAGTGATTATGTGAAGTATGAGGCGCGTGAATTACTGCCGAGTGGTTGTGAGTGTGATTATGGTGATAAGCGGCGGTTATTTTGTCTCCACCATAGTGGGCATGTCCGCCATGTGTATGTGGTTCATGAATGGTCGCAGAATGGTTATGTGAAGTATGCGGTGCATGAATTACTGCTGAGTGATGATGATGGTCTGTATATCCAGGGGCGGCAGCTCCAGTGGAACCGGTAGAACCGTTTGGTCCAGCTGGGGACGTAGTTCCAACTGAACCAGCAGCACCGACCATGCCAATGGACATAATTGTCCCTGTACCAACAATAGTTTTTGCGATTATTCCTACGGTTCCTCCGCCTGCGCCACCTGTTCCTCCAGCACCCCCAGAAGCAGCAATTGGCGTGGTTGGTGCGGAGCCAGCACTTCCGGTATTGCCCGTAGCTCCACGTCCTCCTGGAGTGCCGGCGGATGTTGCGTTAGGAGGCCATGCTCCATTGCTTCCAGCAGAACCTGCGCTTCCTGCTTTGTTGGGCCACGTATTCGTGAACCCTGGTGAGTTAGGGCCGTTCGTGTACGACGTAGGCGTGGCGCCAACAGTTCCTGTAGTTCCACTTGAACCACCTGCTATCAAAACCGGAGTAATACTTCCGTATACCGCATCGAAGGAAACACCGGTCAACGATTCGACTCTTCTAACCAAAAAATCCGGCAAAGCAGAAACACCAGGACTTGTTCCTCCCCCGCCTTGTCCACCTATTCTATAGGAAATAGCTGAAGACATATTTCCAGCCAACGTTCCGGTGGACATAGCAGTGCCGTGAGAAGAAAGTGTTCCATTGGTGGAGCCAGGGGTGTTTCCGGTGACCGCTCCAATTCCAACTACACCATTAATTGTTGCTGTGTCTTTAACAAAAATACGGAAACCGTTGGTCAGCAAAACGTTACCGAGTGGGACATTCAGGGTGTTGTAATACCTGTCGGACGTAAGGGTGACTGTTCCGCTGATTGTGACGTCCCCATGCATTCCTGTTCCGTAGATAGCATCATTTCCGGTACGGGATGCACTCGGTTCAATTCTTGAAATAGGCATATCACACTCGCTGCATGTAGTAATGAGTACCTGGGTTTTGGCCAGATACGTCCACAGTGATTCCTGCAGGGAGAGCGGCTGATGATGAAATTACGAGAACAACCCCACCACCCGCTGGTGCTGTTGCGGGAGCTTTAATGTAAGCGGTTCCAGATGCTGGGCCAGCAATGTAGCGAGCAGCAACTATGACTACTCCGCCTCCGACCTGACCGACTCCGCCTGCTCCTCCCCGGAGAAATGTTGGTCCACCCGACGCGGTGATTGAATATCCAGTTATCGCTTGATGCGGGATTTGGAAATACTCAGCTCCACCTAGCGCTGCAGTGGGAGCAGTCGCTGCATAGCCGGTTGCGGAACCACCAAGTGAGTGAGACACTGCGCTAATTAGTCCGCCACCTTGAGCTATTGAGCCTGCTGTTGAATACCCAGTATTAAACCCAATTGTTGAGTCCGTACCCATAAACCTCAAGGTTCCTTTAACGAAGATTCGATACCCATTTGGCGCAAGACGACAGCTTGTGTTTATTGTTAAATCGTTGAAGTTTATGTCGCGCGTCATAGAGTAAACGCTTGCAGATGGAGCCATGCTCAAAATAGTGGTGGTTCCGTCCAGTACTGCATTACCGTCAGCGCCAGTTCCATAAACAGCGTCAGCACCTTCGTTGTAATAGGAGACCCAAACAGTTCCGTCCCACTGCCAGCTCTTAGAGCCAACAGTAAAGATTTGGTTTACATATGGAGAAGAAGGAAAAGTAATCGCCGTCATTAAGAACCACCAATAATTGCGTTTATTTCTTCTTCTGTTAGACCTAGTGCGCTTAGTTTTTCTGAAGCAGACTCTCTTGCTTGTAAGCGTGATTGAGCCCGTTCTTCAATAGATTCATCACGATTTTCAAGTAACGCAGAAATTTCTTCTGCTGTTAATTCCCGTGTAATTGTTTCTCCCGTAATCGCATCATGAAATGAGCCATAGTATTTTTCTTGTTCATTGCTCATTTTTATTACCTATACCCATAGATTTTAATTTTTCCACCAGAATAACCACCACTGATTGTAAAACCAGTCTGTGAAGCAGCGTTTGTATCCATGCCAACAGAAGTGCTTCCAACATCAAATGTTGAATATTGAGAAGAAACAGTTGTTCTTGCTGAAAGAAAAGGATTCACTATGTCAAGGACCATAGACCCGACTCCAGAAGAAGGTGCTTGAGCAATAAGTATTCCATTGCTTGTGGCTTGTGCATATACGTACAGACTAAACCCAGCCATGTTTTCTATTGCATTGTCGCTGTAGTTGTAAGTAGAACCGCTTGAATTGTTAAATTTTATGTAGTAATACCCTGGGTAGCCAGCAGTAAAAGAAACACCAGAAATTACTATTCTGTAGTTTTCGTAAGTGCTGCTAAAGCAGTTGCTTACCGTTACCGTAGAAACGCTTGAACCAATTGTCGTACTGCTTATATATACAAGACCAGAGTTTCCTACGGCGCTACCACCAGCAAACTGTTGCCAAGCCGAGCCACCATAGACATACAAAAGGTCGGTATCTGTCTCATAAATCGTCTGACCTTCCCACGGTGAAGTTGGGCGAGTCGATGAAGTAGCCTGCATTGGCGACATAGAACCGCCACCCAATTCAACCCATGCCGAGTTGTAGTAGATGTAAGAAGCACCAGTAGATGTATCAAACCATATTTCTCCTGCAGAAGGAGAAGATGGTGCGGTTGCAGAGCTTGTTAGAGGTGCGCCAGCTCCAGTAGGACCTGTGGCCCCCGTAGCACCAGTAACACCTGACGGCCCGGTCGCACCGGCAGGCCCGGTCGCACCGGCAGGCCCAGTTGCACCCGTAGGTCCTGCCACTGTTGAATCGGCACCCGTAGCTCCAGTTGGTCCGGTAGGTCCGGTAGGTCCAGTTGGCCCAGTTAAGCCTGTCGGTCCAGTTGCACCAGTAACACCTGTTGGTCCAGTCGCCCCAGTCGCTCCAATAGGCCCAGAAAGGTCTGCATAGATGGCAATCCATTTTTCTCCGTCATACTTCCAGGTCTTGCCTGAAGATGTGTGAAGAGTGTTTGTTGCTGGAGAGTTTGGAAAGTCAATAGCCATAATCAGTACTTAATGATGTAGTTGAGTGCGAGGAATGGGTTCATCAAGGCAAGTGCAGTGTTTGTAAATCCACCGTTACCAGTTGCGTCAGTGCTCGGCGCTCCCGAATCTGCCGATGGTCCACCTGAGGTATTATTGGAAGGACCACCCGAACTAGCAGTGTGTCCGTGGTTTGCGTTATGGGAATGGTCCACCGATGCACCGCCTGTGCCAAAGCCGTGGTTGTGCGTAGCGCTTTGACCATCGGTGAAAATAGTCGCTTGGTTTGCTGCTGTCGAAACAACAGCACGGTTCGTACCCGCAGTTGCAATTAAACCACGAGGAATGTTGTGTGCATGGTCCCCGCTTGCGTTGTTGGTTGTTCCTGAGTGTGAATGGTCTGCGGAATGTCCAGCAGTATTAAAGTTATTTCCATCAACAGTTATTGCATGCGTATGATTACTAAGAGTATGGGTGTGACTACCAAGGGTATGCGTGTGTGCGCTAAGAGTATGGGTATGTGTTGGAAGATTTCCAGAAGCAATAACTACCGTTTCAGCACCACTTTTTGCAGCAAGCGCTCGTGCGGTCAACCCTGAGCCACTACCTACTCCAATAATTGCTCTACCCATTGGGTCGGGGAGACCAAAAGTAGAACCGTCTCCAGCACCATATGTAGTACCTATTACTGCAAAAAGATTTGCATATGTCGTCCTGCTCGGAGTTTGACCATTACACAGCAGCCAACCGTCTGGGGCAGTAGCACCAGCGTATGGCATCAATGCGCCAACAGGAATTAATGGGTAGCCGCCAACAGCATTGTCGTCAGCAACAGAAATTCCTTCTTTAACTGTAAATCTTGTTCTTGCCATTTTTATTCTTCATCCTCTTCTTCATGGTGGTGAGGTGCTCCCCAAGGGGTTGCGCCAGCACTTAGGTCCCAGTTATCCCAAGACGAAGGACGACCTGTTGCTGGAGGAATAGGAAGTTGAAGAGTGTTTTCTAAAGGCAAAGATACGAGAGACGTTATATCTCTCATTTCTTGTCTCCATATGCGCCAGTCGTTTTTGATTTCTTCAGACAATGGGCAGTCTGGCATTTGTGTCCAGTCTGATTCTTTTAAGAGAACATCACGCATTTCACGTAATGCCATTAGAAGTTCTTCTTGTGTTGTTGCTGCTTTTTGAATTGTGTCAAGAGGCCAGTAGTAAAGTTGAATCAACATGTTTATAAACCTATCAAAGTAGACACAACGTCGACGGCTGCGTTTGTTGTAGCCGCGTCTGTGATTGTTGCTTGCAAAAGGACATTGTCACCGCTAATTGATGATGAAATTGCTAAAGGAATCCGGCTTGCCCCAATTTCAATAACGCTGTATTCGGCGTGTGTTGGAGTAGTTCCGTTATGAATCAAAAGAATCTTTGAAACCGTATATTTTGAACCCTGAGTCACCTGGACGAGGAACTCGCCACTTCTAACAACTGTCTTGTTGAAACTCGTAATAGTTGTTGCGCTGTTGGTTGTGATGGCTGTTTCCTGAACAGAACCAGAACCGCCTCCGTTTGTTTCCACCCAGAAACCGTCGTAGTAAACAAAAGTTTTTCCTGTGTCTGATTCAAACCAAATATCACCCACCGAAGGTGAAACTGGAGGAGTGTCAGAAACAGCAATTACTCCAGCAGGTCCTGTTGGTCCAGAAGGACCGGTCGGTCCCGTAGCGCCAGCAGGACCAGTTGGCCCAGTCGCCCCAGTCGCCCCAACCCCCGTAGGACCAGTGTTGCCCTGAAGTCCACTTGGACCCGTTGCGCCCGTAGCACCAACTCCGCCAGTAGGTCCAGTTTCACCCTGCAAGCCAGTTGCGCCTGTCGCACCAGTAGAACCTGTAGCACCTACCGAGCCTGTCGCACCTATTTCGCCAGTAACACCAGTCGGACCCGTCGGACCCGTGTCGCCTGTGGCGCCTTGTGGTCCGGTAGCACCAGTGGCTCCCGTAACACCTGTCGGACCAGTTGGACCTGTATCGCCAGTGGCTCCAGTAGCACCCGTCAACCCAGTCGGCCCAGTAGGTCCAACCTGTGTGTACATAACCTGAGTAGCAGTCATGATTACTGAAGGGATTGCTGGACGAGCAGGGGTTGTTGTGGCGGTTTGAGCAAATAGACGAATGTCTGTGTCCAAGGATGCCCACATCAACTCAAGATAGTCATCATCTTCAACGGTATAAACAAAGTTCCATGCCGCTACCGATTTTGTATCGTTGCCAACCAGATAAACCCTTGTGTTTGTTCTTAGAACATCTGCACCATTTTTACGCAACCAAACATCTACATAGTCAGTTCCAGAGTCAGATTTATCTATTTGTGCAGAAAATTGAATGTCGTATGTGCCAGCATTTGCAAAAGTAATTTGACTTCCAGAAACAACGGAAATTCCATTATTTTCTTCCAAGGTATCAAAAGTCATTGCCATCGGAGCATCCGCAACTGGATTTGTCTGGATTGTACTGTCTGAATAGACCGCGTAATAACCGAGCGCTCCACCTGCGCCTGTTGCACCAGTTGCACCGATTGGACCAGCACCACCAACATTGACCCAGTTCATTCCGTCTGTGCCGATGATTACTGTCTCGTCTGGATTTGTTCCATACGAGTTCATCATCCACGATGTACCGCCGTTTACGGTTCCTTGCGCCACGAAAACATAGTCACCATTGTGAACTTCAGTATCATCGCCCTTGTTGTCAAAGTCCAATGAACGAGTTAAGCGCCAATATACAGAACCACTACCAACTGTTGTTACAACATAGATACCGTTGTGAATTTGGTTGAGTTGGTCTTTAACAAGAATACGCTCGCCCACTTCTAATGTGTGGGAATCAACAGTCAGTGCGCCAAAAGTTGTTGCTTGGAGATATGCACCAAAACCAGTTCCGTTATTGTCGTCAGCAGAACCAGCCGTATATGCAGGGCTATTTGGAAGAGTTGCCGCAGTGGCTGCATGTGCAGATTCGTGAGAGTTAAGGTTTCCAACTGGACCCGTTGCTCCAGTTGCCCCTGTTAAGCCTGTGGGCCCTGTTGCCCCTGTCGCACCAGTAGCTCCTACACCAGTCGGTCCAGTAGCACCAGTCAATCCTGTTGGTCCTGTTGGTCCAGTGTCGCCTGTAGCACCAGTTAATCCTGTAGGACCAGTCGCTCCAGTTAAACCTGTAGGACCCGTAGAACCGACTGCACCAGTTTCGCCTTGAATGCCGTTTGCGCCTGTAGCACCAGTGGGACCCGTAGCACCAGTAGCACCAACTAAACCTTGTGAACCGCTTGGGCCAGTCGCACCCGTTGCTCCAATGCCACCAGTATCTCCCGTTACGCCAGTCGCACCAGTCGGACCAACCGCTCCGGTTATCCCAGTCGGACCAGTCGGTCCGGTCGCACCAGTCGCACCAGATGGTCCTAATGGTTGTGGTCCAACTTCAACCCATACTGAATCATAATAAACATACGTAATTGCCGTAGTTGTTTCAAACCAAAGGTCGCCTTCAGATGGTGATTCTGGTTCTGTTTCGGAAACCGCCACATAAGCAACACCCGTAGCACCGGCAGGCCCTGTGGGTCCTGTGGGTCCAGTCGCTCCTGTTGCGCCGTCCGAACCAACATATCCATCTGCGCCACTTGGTCCTGTTGCTCCAGTTGCTCCCGTGGGGCCTGTTGCACCCGTTGTGCCGGTCGCCCCTGTTAAACCAGTTGCGCCAGTTGCGCCAACACCAGTGGCACCCGTTGCACCGATTGGTCCTGTCAACCCAGTTGGACCCTCTGGTCCGACCGGACCAGTAGCCCCCATTGGACCTGTAGGACCCTCTGCGCCAGTCGCTCCTTCTGGGCCTGTTGGGCCTGTATCTCCAGTTGCGCCAGTTACTCCTTCTGGACCCGTTGCTCCGGTAGCACCGTCTGCGCCATTTGCACCACTTGCGCCAGTTGGACCAGTAGCACCAGCCACTCCTGTTGGTCCTGTGGCGCCAGTTGCACCTGTGACGCCCGTAGCACCTTCAGATACGGCAAGTACCCAGTATTCGGTATTGGTCGGGAGTTGATTCGTGCTCGGCGCTATTGCAAAATAGGAGGAACCTAGGTGAAAGACAATGTCGTTTACTACATAAGAATCTTCGCTATCCCATGTTCCGCGCAAAACGGCAGCAGGAGGACCAGTAACGCCTGTTGCTCCAGTATTTCCCGTAGCACCAGTGGGACCCGTTGCTCCGGCAGGACCGGTAGCTCCAATTGGTCCTGTCGCGCCAGTCGGACCGGCATCACCCGTATAGGGAACAAACTTGGCACCGTCGAATCTGAGGATTTGACCAGAAGAAGCACCCGAAGTATCTACTTCAATCCCGTCAACAAAAAGAGCAGGGACTTTTAGTGTGTCGTCAGTCTTGAGAACATTTGCTTCGTCGCGGTAGAGGTTTACATCGCCTACTGCGGTTCCATCTCCCCAGACAAGTCGACCACCAGCCTGAACCTGAAGTCTTGCGTAAGTTTCGCCGTCTACAAAAATCGTTAACCCATCAGAGCCAGCAGAAGATAGCTGTTTGATTGTAATTGGGGTTGTAAATTTTTGAGCCATGACCTCGGTCGTCTCTTGTGTAGAATGCCCCTCAGGGCAGATTATTAGCCTGTTACTACAATTGTGTAGCTGTTGGCAGTAATTGATGAACCGTTAAGAACAACGGAAACAGTGTTTTCGTTTACGCGAGTTACATCGCCGAAAACGGTTGCGTTATTGGCTCCAACTTCATAAATCTGAACAATAACATCAGTTGTTCCAAAGTTGTGAGTCACCGTAGTGGATGATGTTATTCCCGAAGAAGCAGCACAGCCTTGCTTTGCAATTCTTGCAAGAACAGGAGTGCTTGTAGTTAAGCCAGAAGCAGATGTTTCTGCAAGGTTGGTACGAGCGCCGGAAGCGGTGGATGAATTAGTACCACCATCTGCGATTCCAATGTCAGTACCGTTCCATGTGCCAGTAGTGATTGTTCCGAGGGTCGTAATTGTATTTTGACCAGCGTATGTGGAAGCAATGTCTATAGCGTTGGCCGAGACAGAAATGCGGTCAGCTGTCCCAACAGCGTTGATTGTCGTGCCGTCTTTTGTGAGACCGTCACCAGCAACTACTGCACCAGCACCGGAAAACTGAACCCAGTTAATCGCATCCGTACCAACAGTGAGTGGTCCATTGCTTGAAACTACGAAGCCAGAATCGGCGTTTACGGTTCCTTCTTCAACAAAGGTAAATGCTCCACCAGAGACCTCACCAGCACCGTCGAAGTCTGTTGCGCGAACTGGAGCACCAGAAGCCTGAACAACGTAGATGCCGTTTTCTGATGCTGTTCCCTGATTCTTTACAAGAACACGGTCGCCCTCAGCAAGAGTGACTACCCCGTCAAGCGTGTCGCCGGCCTCAAGAGCGCTTGAAAGCGTAACAGGACCAGTGGTGGCAGCGCGGACTGACTGCTTGACATCAAGACCCTGACGGGCAGCGTCAACATAACCCTTGGTGGCAGCATGAGCAGCGTCGGTTGGGTCGGCAACCTTAATGTTGCCACTTGCGTCTCTTATAACCAGCTTGCTTACAGTTGCTTCTGAAGTTGCCCCTGCTAACTTTGAGAAGTCGGAAGCAGTCATTAGACCGGCACTTGCAGAAGTTGCAAGATTTGGCGTAATAGTTATTGAACCGTTTGATTCATTTATAGTGAGCGAAGTTGCATAATCACCGGTAGATGTAACGCCGGAAATCATCTTTCGCCATGCCGAGGCAGTGGCGTCCCACACCTTGATAACACCTTCGCCGCTATGGAAAATCATCCGGCCGTCGAAGTTGCCAGTATTCGGGTCTGTGCCGACTACTTCAAAGGTAGCGTTAACCAGCTGGTTTTGATTTAGGTCAAGGTTTGTGAGAAATTTTGTTGCCATTTGGCCCTCGCTTTTAGGTTAAATACACGTACCCTGAAAAAGGCACGGTAAATAACACGGTTATTTGCGTGTTGCTATCATATTGTACTTCACCAATAACGACAGTTCCCGCAGAATCGACAACCATTACCGAAGGCCTTCCGCCCAAAGTATGAGTTATTACCCACTCTGATGCGGCAACCGCCTGGTTGTGTATGTATCTTCTCGTGTTTCCTGCATTTGTTGACAGCTTTACGGTTACAAGGTTTGGTGCGTCCTGGTCAACTACGACTTTATTTGCAGTATCTTCATTGACTATTACGTTGTTCGGAATACTGTTGGCATCGCTCACCTTGTCACCTCTGGACTCAGGTTAAATACGCCCTGAAGAACTCTGGTGATGGTCCCATCGGGGTTAACTATCTCAATGTCATATACGCCGCTAGTGTTTACGGAAGCCGTAACAGACGCACTTACATCTATATATATCTGATTAGGCGCCGTACCTGATGGATTTATCGTCAGCGCTCCGTTTTGGGTGCTTAGTTCTAGGAGAAAATTGGCGGAGTCAATAGTTCTGCGAACTTGCATTCTTGCTGAATATCCAGACAAGTCAAACGGAATAAACGTATTGCCGGTTGGGTCCGCCGCAAGGTCGGGCTGCTCAATCTCGATAGAACGCCGAAATGTAGACCCTTGCTGGCACGTCATATTGTAATTGCCGGCTAACACTGACGCAAGCTCCCCAAAAAATCGTGAATTCTACTTATGATTGTAGATTAAACAAAGCGTTCCTAGCGGCTATTTCCGCCGTATTTAGGCATTTTACTACATTATGGTCTCAAGTTGATGGCACGAAGCTTTGCTATGTAATAAGATTTGTCCGATTTGTCATGAAAAAACCACAAAAACCTACAGTAGCTTTTTTGACCCACGACTGGTGTTGGGGTACAGACCCTCTTCAGCCCAACGGCTGTGCGTGGTACAGATGCAAGCTTCCTTCTGACGAGCTAAACAAGCGTGGCTGGTTTACCACTGTTGGTTTTCCTGGTTTTAATGAAACTCGTGGATTCGGTCTAGTAGTGGACGAGGGGACGAAAGCCGTCCACGGATGGGACATTATCGTTTTCAAGCTCTTGATGCAAAGAGAAGTTCTTGAAGCCATGCCTAGGGCTCGGGCTCTGGGCCAAAAAATAGTCGTAGACGTCGATGACTGGTTCGACGGTCTTTCGCCATCTAACAGAGCATACGAAGCAACCGACCCGCTAAATAACCCAAACTCTAATCGCGAAATCTATTCACAGATAATAATGCAAGCCGATGCGGTAATCACTTCGACACCATTTCTTTTTGATTACTACGGTAAAAAACGCGACAACGTTTTTCTTGTAAGAAACGGGATAGATGTAGACCGTTGGTCTAGACAGAAAATTAACACCACCAAGAAGAAAAGAATCGGCTGGGTTGGGGCTACAGATTGGCGCTCAAATGACCTTGAACAACTCTCGGGATTTATGGGTAAATACATAAAGTCCAATAGGTTATTGTTTCAGCATTCTGGACACAACGAAACGGCTCCCCAGGCGAACGACCTTTTGGGCATTCCTGCAGACTCGTTAAGAACAATGCCAATGGTTCCCATTCTTGCTTATCCAATGGTGTTTAAAAACATAGACATCGGCATAGTTGCACTAAATGATGTCAAATTTAATCACGCAAAGTCTTTCATTAAGGGACTTGAATACGCTGCCGCCGGAATTCCTTTTGTTTCTTCCTATTCTCCAGAGTATCAATACCTGGCAGATGAAGGAATCGGCCGTATAGCAAAAACAAAAGACGAATGGATTTATCATTTTGACGAACTTTTGGACAATAGGAAGCGTCAAGACGATGCTGATGAAAACTACGAAAACTTAAAAAATTTTACTATGGACGTTCGTGGTGACGACTGGGATGCAACAATGCGATTCATCAAGGACAAACTTTAGCCATGAATGATATTCAGTGGACTTTTGGGATAGTTACAGGATTTGAAGACCATCAACGGCTTAATGAAATTCTTGAATCGATAAGGGCGCTTTCTATTCCTGAATATGAGATTCTTTTGATTGGTGGAGAAAACAAAAACTTCATCACGTCTTTTGACGATGTGCGAATAATCAACTTTGATGAGTCACAAAAATCAAGATGGATAACAAGAAAAAAGAACATTCTTGTCAATGAAGCAAAATACGAAAATATTGTGTTAATGCACGATTATCACATATTTGATAAAGACTGGTATTTGAACTTTAAATCTTTTGGAACCGACTGGGAAATTTGTTCTTGCCCGCAGTATTTGATTACTGGAGCAAGAAACCCGATGGACTGGTCGCTATGGGACAAGCCAAATCACGGCAGGGCATGGTCGCTTGATTATGACGATTGGTCTCAAACTCAATATATGTACATATCTGGCGGCTTTTTTATCGTTAAAAAACACGTACTTCTAGAAGAACCGCTAGATGAGTCGCGAGGTTGGAACGAAGAAGAAGACGTTGAGTGGTCTATGCGGGTGCGAAACAAATACGTGATGAAATGCAATGGTAAAAGCGTTGTTAGACACAACAAATGGCATAGACATGCAGGTCCGGAGCCTCAATGAAAAGTCAAAAACTTGTCATATTTGACCTAGACGGCGTACTGATAGATTCGCGCGATGTTCACTATGAATCACTGAATCAGGCGCTTTCTCTTGTTGGAAAAGAATTTGTTATATCTCGCAGTGAGCACTTATCTACTTTCGACGGGCTTGGTACAACCAAGAAGCTAGAAATGCTTACATCCATGAAAGGCCTGCCAGTAGACAGGCATTCAGAGATATGGGAAAATAAGCAAAAAGCAACAATCGAAATACTTAGTCTGCTTCCCAAGAACGCAAACGCCATAGACATTATGCAAACACTTAAAGCAGATGGGTGGAAAATTGCTGTTGCCAGTAACGCTATACGCGAAACCGTAATCACTGCCCTCAACTCGATTGGCGTTCTGCACATGGTAAGCCACATCATGAGCAATGAAGACGTGAAACATCATAAGCCTCATCCAGAAATGTACTGGCAGTGCATGATTAACTGCAGCGCAACCCCTTCTTCGACGATAATTGTTGAAGATTCACACATAGGCAGAGAGGGCGCAACCGCCTCAGGCGCACATCTCTTTGCAATAAAAGACTCATACAACCTGGATAAAGAAAGACTATTACGAATGGCGTCAGAAGTAAACGCAAGCCAAAGAACAAATGTTGCATGGAAGAACGAAAAAATGAACGTTCTTATTCCAATGGCAGGAGCTGGTTCTAGGTTTTCTCAAGCTGGATATACGTTTCCAAAACCACTTATTGAGGTTCATGGCAAGCCAATGATTCAGATGGTTGTAGAGAACCTCAACATCGACGCTCATTTCATATTTTTGGTGCAAAAAGAACATTACGAGAAATACAACTTAAAGCAAGTTCTGAGCATTATTAAACCGGGTTGTGAAATAGTAATTGTTGACGGAATGACAGAGGGTGCTGCCTGCACAACACTGCTTGCTTCAGGCTTGATAGACAACGAAAATCCACTCCTTATGGCAAACTCGGACCAGCTGGTTGAGTGGAATAGCAACGAATGTCTTTACGCCTTTGATGCGGACGAAATAGACGGTGGGATACTTACATTTAAGGCAACCCACCCCAAATGGTCGTATGCGAAAATAGGCGAAGATGGCTTCGTTGAAGAAGTTGCCGAAAAGAACCCAATCTCGGACAACGCCACAGTAGGTATCTACTACTGGAAACACGGTTCAGATTACGTTAAATACGCAAATCAGATGATTGAAAAGAACATAAGAACAAACAACGAATTCTATGTCTGCCCGGTATTTAACGAGGCAATTCAAGATGGCAAAAAAATACGCATCAAAGAAGTTTCCGAGATGTGGGGAATTGGAACACCCGAAGACCTCAATTATTACCTGGAGAACCACAAGTGAAAAAAACAAAAACGGACTACTTGTCCATGCAAAATGAATACTATGACGAATACGCAATTCAATGGTCGCTTTCCTTCAGGGACCCGGTAGTCGGTTCATACGACGCTCATAACAGCTGGCCCGACTATGACACCTTTTTGTTTAAAGATTTTGACACGAACGGATTAGTTGCTCTTGAATATGGATGCGGTCCGGGAAGAAATCTTGTTAAGTTTTCTGACCGTTTTGCAAGAATTGACGGAGTAGATATATCCGATGTAAACATTGATAAAGCAAAGATAAACCTTGAGCACAACGGTATCCATGATTCAAACCTTTATGTCACGAGTGGCGACAATCTATCAATGGTGGAAGATAACGTTTATGATGTTGTTTTTGCCGTTATTTGCTTTCAGCACATTTGCTCTCATGAAATTAGATTTAACATTCTAGAAGATATATATCGAGTCCTGAAGCCAGGCGGAAAACTTTGTTTCCAAATGGGCTATGGAGGAAAAGAAGGAATCCCTACTGCTGGGTATTTTGATGACATATTTGATGCAGCAAGCACCAATGGTCATGCCGATGTAAGTATCACTGATGAGTCAGATATACAAAAAGACCTTATTGAGAAGATTGGGTATATCAACTACAGGTCTGACATCAGAGAAACTGGACCTGGAGACAATCATAGAAATTGGATATGGGTTCAGGTTGAAAAATGAAACTGATTGCTCACCGAGGAAACCTGTCTGGGCCTAACCCGGAAACAGAAAACACCACATCGGCGATTGATGAAGCTATTTCTCGAGGATTTGACGCAGAGATAGACGTGTGGATGTTCAATGGCAAAGTTTTTCTTGGGCACGATGCTCCGTTTTTTGAAATAGATAAAAAATGGATAAACGAACGTCACCACGCTCTCTGGATTCATTGCAAAAACACCGAAGCTTTTGGTTATTTTGTAGAAAAGGGTTTTAACTGTTTTTTTCATGATGTTGATGCATACACGTTGACTGTTGACGGATATATCTGGGCGTACCCAGGGATGCCTGCTGCTGGCAAAAAATGCATTGCTGTGATGCCGGAGTACGTATCCGATGTAATGAAATACGATTTGTCGGAATATTTCGGTGTCTGCTCTGACTATGTTCTAAGCATAAGTGAAGCTGTTTCATGAGCGAGGGGTTGCTGCACAGCTTAGGACTCAAGTACGGAACAGACAAATCGACCTATCACATGTACATGGATGTCTACGAACGCCATATTAAAAGAGACTCGGTTAAAAGCCTTCTAGAGATTGGGGTGCAAGGGGGTTTCTCCCTTATGGCTTGGCGAAAATGGCTTCCAGAAGAATCACTGGTCCACGGATGGGATATAGCTGACACTCCCCAAATAGAAGGGTGTCTGATTTCAAAAGTTAACCAGGGCGAAAAAGAACAGATGAAATCCGCAGTTAAAGGTCAAATATATGACGTAATAATTGACGACGGCGGACATACTCCTGAATTGATGGAAACATCTTTTTCTTTTTTGTTTAAGTATTCAAAGATTTATATTATAGAAGACCTTCATGCATGGTGGCTTGGATACAAAAACGAAGACGACGAACCTACCATTGACTTGATAGAGAATATAAACACAAGCGGATGGCTGTCAAAGTACTGTTCTGCAGAAGAAGCTAAATACATAGACAAGAACGCAAAAGTTGCTGAAGTTTTTTACCGAGGCAGCAGAGAAAACCCGACCTCAATGACGGCAGTTATATACAATATGGAGAACTACGTTGATTAAAGAAATAGATTACAGCAAACATTTTGTTATTGGAACTCCTTTAGTCGCATGGAAATGCGATGCTAAAGAGCATCTTGACTGGATTTCTAATAGAAAACAGATTATTGAGAAGTTTCCAAACGTTAAGTGGTTTGCTTCCTTTGAGCTAGACGCACGAGGAATTGAACCATTTCACGAAGTTATCGAGTCTTTGCGTGAAGTAAATGGTGATTATTGGACATACTCAATCAACGATATGCAGGCTGAAGTTACTTCCAGCAACAGATGGATTCGCATTGAAACCGGTCGTAACTTAATTCGTGAGTTCGCTCAAAGACATCGAGTTACTTCCGGTCATCATTGGGGAGAAGACTGTACAGAAGAAAACGTTGGAGTAATCAATTATCAGGCAATCCTTTATATTGACTCAGACATTCATCTGGATGCAGAAGTTATTGAAAAGATGCTTGAGGTAGATAGACCATTGGTTGGTGTAAACGTTCCTCAGTACGGGCTTTCTGGAAAAGTCATAAGCACGGACCCGCCGATTGAAGAACACTGGACAACTGCTGGTGCACTTCTTGTTAATGCTCCAGCATTTTACGACCTTCCCTGGTATCACAACTCTTATCTGAACCTCAGCGATGACCCTACATTTCAGTCAATGGCAGAAAGACTCATGCGCCGCGAAGGAGTTAACAACCTTGACGAAACCTACGGAATGACCTGGGTTAGAAAAGATGCGAGCGCCAACCACAAGGGAAATCTTGTGCCTGTTGAAGACAGAAACATTTCAAATAGAATCATTTAATAAGCACTCGCTAAAATAAGGTACAATCGTCACTGAGAAGTCAGTGGGGAAAAATGGGCGTAAATGTCTATTTGCGTGCGCTTAAAGGCGCCAAAAGCAAACTAAGGGTCAGAAAGAACTCTTGGATTGCTTTGCCTGCTCTTTTCCTGGCATTTGGCGGAACCTTTAATGGTGCAGCATTTGCCTCTCAGGAGCCTGGATTAACGGCAACTGTTTACAACAACTTCGGCTACAACGGCAATCCTCCTCTCCCGGCAATTTCCGGAAGACCAGTTGCCGGAGAGATGACAGTATCAAGGGTTGAGCAAGACTTTGACCAGTCGCCACCTTTTGGATTATATGAAGATTTTATTGTTCAGTATGAGGGGTATGTAACTTCTCCGGTTTCTGGTTCTTTCAGATTCTGGCCTCAGGCTGATGACGGAACGCAGCTCTACATAGATGATATTCGTGTTCAGAATGACTGGCGAGACAAAGGTGGTGGTGGAGAATTCTCGACCTATGTTGACTTTGAGGCCGGTGTATCTAAGAAGTTTGAAATGTGGTTTTATGAAAACGGCGGAGGAGCCTGGACCACTCTTTACTGGGATATTGGCTCGGGGTGGGAAGTTGTTCCAGACAGCGCATTTTCTAAGCAGGTCGTAGCTACGACAACCACAACAATTGCTCCATATTTAAATAGTCCACAGAATCTAGTTGTTACATCCACGAATGAAAGCAAGGTTTATTTATCATGGGAAGCACCAGAACAATCCAATGCGGAGGTCGAGCGTTATGCTGTTTTCTATTCTTGTGATAATTGGAGTAGTGGTTTTGGCATTGCTAGCTTAATCACTAGTGCTGTTATTGAAGGCCTCGACCCTGAGCAGTCTTGTCAATTTAAGGTCAGAGCAGACAATGATTCGCTCCCCGCGTATTCAGGTTGGAGCAATGAAGTCAATGGCGTGACGCTACCTACGACGACTACAAGTACTACTACAACTACAACCAGCAGCACCACTACAACAACCATTGAAGAGGAGAATCCTGAATGGACTACGACGACTGTATTGACCCCTCCTGCGATTGTCACGACGACTGAACCAGAAGTTGAGACACCTCCGAGCACGGGTAATCCCGAAAGCGAAGAACCTATCTTTGAAGTGCCCCAAAATATCCCAGAAGATGAAGCGCCCCCCACAATAGAACCAGAGATAGTTATCCCTGAAGAAGTTCAGATAACTGCAGATGAAGAAGTTGCTGCTATTTTCGACAGTCCAATCACAGGGGCAGAACTAGAAAATGTTGTTGGAGAACTACTGACCGATGCAGAAAGCCCTGAAGAACTAACAGCAGTTGTTAACTCCCTGCTTGAGCAAGAGCTTACCGACGAGCAGTTCTCAACCGTTATTGACACAATTTTTTCCGAATCTCTTTCTGATGAAAACTTTTCCGCAGCAATAGATGCTGTATTCAGCGAGCCGCTTTCTGACGAAAAATTTGATGCAGTCATAGACGCGGTTTTAGACCAGCCGCTTTCTGATGAACAGTTTGAAGAATTGGTTGGAGTTCTGGAGTCTGACACGGTCTCAGAAGAGCAAGTAGCAGCTGCCGTCGACTCAATCATCGAACTTGGAGTTACGGAAGACCAGGCAACAGAACTTGCAACAAGTGCAAAAGTTTTGGAAAGTATTGACGGCGAACAGGCAACAGAAATCTTTGCTGCGGTTGACATCAGTGCAGTAACAGCAGAAGAAGCAACACAGCTTGTTGCAGCAGTTCAGAGCGCGCCAACCGAGGTTAGAGAGGCGCTTGAGTCTGAAATAAACGTTTTTCAGGGGGCCATTGACACATATGTGCCTCTTGGCTCAACTGTCCCTGTCGGAACAAGAAGAGTAATTATTGGCGCTAGTGCTCTTGCAATTTTTTGTGCGCCCGTACCTGTATCTAGGAGAAACTAATGTTTAAAAAAATCAAAGACGGACTGAGCGACCTTTCATGGACACTCGCCGGCACAGCGCTTGTTCTTATAACTCTGAGCGGACAAACAAGAACGTACGGCTTGTGGATATCGGGTATTGCTTTGGTTGTTTATTTTTTTGGCATGCTTATTAGTAGCAATGATGATTAAAGACAATTCATATAAGTGGTAAAATGGTCTAATGCTCAAGCGGAGGAAAACAATGCCAAGAAAATACAGCTATTATCCCAGTTTTGACGGAAAAGGTGCCCAGCCTGGAACCGAAAAGCTGGTTGAACTCTGTGGGAAGAGATGGAAGACTTCCAATATGGGGATTTATTCTCCAAGATTGATGAGAAATTCCAAGACCGCTGGCAAGAAGATTGGCGACCCAGGCATGGAGAAGTTCCTGAGCGTTCACGCCACTGGAGCCGCATGCGACATTGGTTACACCGACCGCAAGGTTGGCGTTGAAATGTGGAACTGGTTTATCAAGTACACAAAAGAGCTCGGTATTGAAGAGATTCACGACTACGCATTTGACGCAAACCCCAAAGACAAGAACCAGGGGTATGGTCGCGGTTTCAGGTGCTCTCGTGGGGAAAATGAGGCTGGGGTAAAGATTTTTAGTGAATCTGATAATGCTGGAAGTTTTGGCGGGAAGTGGCTCCATTTAGAGCTTTCTCCAGAAATGGCAAAAGATGCTGCAAAGTTTGAAGCAGCATGGCGCGCACTTCCTAAGCCTGGTGCTTGATTATAAATGGAAGCAATTACAGTTGCTCTCATCACCGCAGTAGGCGCTGTTGTTGCCGTCCTTGTTGAAAAAGGACGCCGCGAAAACAAGGCAGACCACGGAGTTGTTTCAGAAAAGCTTGACATCATCGGGAAGAACTTGGGTCGTTCAATAGACCGAGTGGAAGCAACTGTTGTTCGCAACGAAACAAAGTTAGACCAGCACATTCGTGACCATGCAAAAGGAGAAGTCTGATGGCAGGTAAAAAACCAGCAAAGCCAATGGCAGGACAAGCTAAACAGATTGTTCAAGACCCTGCCGTATACGGCTCAATGGTTAAGTTCATGGGAACAAAGACAGCCACAAGTGTTTGCGCAAGGTGCGGCAAGGTAACCGTGAATGGAATGATTCGCGTAAAAGAGGACAAGAGCTATTGCTCAGGTGGGTGCGCTAAAGCATCTTAAAAAATTAACCACACAAGGAGAGAGGTGTGTTTTGGGGATAAATATCCGAAGATTTTTTGCCGCTATGTTTTTTATAGCAGGCTTAACGGTGCAGTTCTCTTTGGGCTCCTCCGGAGGAGGTGAGACTCTCTTCTCTGGAGGAGTCGCCCACGCTTCTGTTTCTGGTGGTCCAATTGTTCTTGACGGAATGGACCCTGTTTGTCATGCCGCAATGGGCGAAAACACAGACCAATACATCGCCAAGGTTGTCAAAAGCGTTTACGACCAGTCCATAATTCCTGGCAACAATGGAAAAATTGCAATTCTCGGTATAGCGAATGCAAACAGCGCTGGCGGTTGTGGAAACAACTGGAACACGCTTCTTTCTACAAAATTTTTAACGCAATTTGGTACTGCCTCTTCCAACCTTCAGCCAAACGTTGAATTTATATCCACATCAGCGCAATTAAATACATTTTTTTCTTCTGGGATAACATCGAGTCCTCCAAAAATGCTTTGGATACCAGACGACTGGAGCCGGTCTTCTGAAGTAAACGGGCTATTCACAACAAATGCTGAAAAAATTGCCGACTTTGTCAACTCTGGAGGTGGACTTTTTTCTAGTTACAACCCATATGGCTGGTTAACGGCACTTCTTCCGACTGCAACATTCAACGACGGAGGATGTAATGGTGGGCCAGACGCGGCAGCAGATGGAGTTTTAGATTTTGGTTTATCAAATACAATGGTTGCTGCTTGCTGGCATGGATACTTTACTGGAAATGTTGGAACGCTAAAGGTTCTGGCCGATTACCCGTACCCGTCAGCATCTTCCACGAGAAAAGCTGTTTCCATTGGCGGAGGCTCTGTGTCTCTTCCTAGCTCTTTTACTCTTGCTATCAGCCCAACGAATCCTGCCGCTGGCACTCCTCTAACAATAACTGCCACAGCGCAGACACTTGCTGGAGTTCCTCAGGCTGGGGTGACCGTTTCCATGACTGTAAGTAGCGGCCCAGACGCTGGGCAAACATTTACGGCAACTACGGATGCATCAGGAATTGCCACTATCACTGTAAATACCTCTTCTTCCGGTACGAATGTATACACGGCGACGGCAACGGTAAACGGAGTAGCAAAAACAGTTTCTACCACTGTTACGTGGGAGCCCGCTCCAACCACAACTCCTGCTCCAACTACGACTGAAACTCCAACTACTACGGCGGCTCCAGTTGTTACAACCGTTCCGGAAACTACAACGCTAGCTCCAACTACAACTTTAGCTCCGACTACAACTGTCGTTCAGCAGCAGGATGGCTCATGGGTTCCGCCAGACAGCACTTCCCCAACTACAACAGTCCATGACCACAAGAGTCATAGCCATGGACCTCTTCCAGATACAGGAGATAGCTCGCTACAGAGAATGCTTACTTCCTTGTTGTTGATATCAATTGGCGGATTCATACTTCTTTACAGAAGAGAGGCAAAATGAAAAAAGATATCGTTGCAAACATATTAATGCGAATCCTTGCGACCTTCGCTGCATCTGGTCTCGGGGTTATCGGTGCTGGAACTATTGCCGGCGTTCCTATCTGGAAAAGCGTTTTCATGGCTGGAATAGCTGGAGTAGCCACAGTGGTTGAAGGTTTGTCAAGAGCATTCCTGGACGACGGCAAGCTCACCTCAAAAGAGATAAATGCGGTGTTCTCTCGTTTTGACAAAAAAGGAGCGGCTGTTTCTGAGTCAGAAATAGAAGCAGAAGAAAAGAATCGCGAAGAAAAAAGAAAGCGCACTGCTAGCGCCGATATTTCTGCCTGAGCGTACCAATAAGTGGTACTTTATCTGTAGGCATTGCTTTCTGTAAAGAGACGTAGTGATTTTTTCAGATTTATCTAAACGGACCGGGCCATGGCAAAAATTCAAGAGATTGAACAAGTTTGGAACGATGACAATCACTCAATCGTCCTAAGAATTAATAAATCCGAACTCGAAGTTCTAGAAGTTGTTTGTCCTCATGAAGGTAAAGCAGCATGCAAAAACATGATGGACGACTGTGTAATCCAGTGGTTTGTCAACAGGTTTGGAATGGACTGCAATGGCGGTATGTGCCCCCCGATTGAAAACCTACAAATATGCTGGACAATTGTTGGAGACATAAACGATTTTGATTCTTGCCAGATTTGGTTTATGCCGAAGACAGACGAAGTTTTTGCAGCCTGGCTTATCTCTAATCAACCGAGCGGTGAGCTTTCCGCCTAGCGGAACTAATTCTTTTTCTTTCAGCCCTAGCCTCAACCTTGGCTAGCAGTTCTTCCAGAATCAGGTCTTCTTCGTCCAGATATGAAGGATTAAGAAAAGTTGCCTTATCTGCAACCTTGGCTAGTTTGTCAAAGTGAGACGCCATAAACTGTGGCCCCAGATTCCTCCTGCAGTTAACTCTGTAAAAAGCAGCTGAATGGTAAATCTGTTCTATTCCTGCAGGTGTTATCTGCCAGTAGTCGGGGGCAATCCTGTTAACGAAACCTCTCTTTGCCATTGAGCCAAGAGCTTCACGAGCATCCCTAAGGTCGTGGCCTTTAAATAGCCCTGGGAGGCATTCTTTTATGTCAGATGAGTAAAAGGGTGTATTGCCACGCATTTTCGCGTAGAGCAATGACTTATACGTTCTAGAGCCATACAGAGTAAGTGTTGCCGATGCCATTAAGACGTAAGTCTATTAGAACAACTCGTCTTCAGCAACGCGCTGCTCTTGAACAATTTCTTTTTTGCTTGATTCAATCTTGTTGATAGCAGCCAAAATGTGATGTATATCAGGCTGTTTTAAAATCATAGAATCATTTAATCTGTAGACATTTTGTCGGTTGACTTTTGTCTTTGTAATCATGCCTGCGCTAATCAATTGTTTGACTGTCTTGTCAATCATTGTTTCACTCAAGTCGAGGTACACAGAGATTGCCCTAATTGTCATTGTCGGGTCCTCAATAAGAGATACAAGCACTCGCCCTGTTGTGGAAAGAAGGCTAATCTCGTCTTCTTTGTGGTAGCGCAAAATCTTGTTCTTGTCAAGTGCCTGCATCAATTTTTCTACAGTTTCATCGCCGGCACCTAGCCCGATGACTTCTTCGATGGCTTTTTTAACGTCTTCCGACTTTTGATTTTTCACGAGATAACTACACTTACGTAATTCTGTGGTGTACTATGTGAGATGCAGCTGTGAAGCTCGCAGAGAACACCCGTTGTGGAAACTTTAAACACAACACGACAATAGCACGAGAGGGAACCAAATGCTCAAAGATGCGCTCCAACAATTACTTAAAGACCCAGAAGGAAAAGCTAAAGAATGCAAGCTTGGGAAGATAATCGCTTCTCAGGAAGAAGACACGGCTGAACTTCTGATTGAAGCCCTCGCTGGCGAGGCATCAACAATGGGGCTTGTTCGCACCCTAGGAGCAGAGGGTATCAATCTCAGCAGAGAGTATTTAGGAGAAAAGCGAGCAACTTGCTTCAAGAATCCTGAGTCAGCCAAGAACTGCTGCTTGTCCACCAGAACAAAGGAGTCATAAAGATGGCGTCGAAGAAAACAGACCTCGCCTCAAAGCTAAAGTCAATCAACGAGAATGCGGCTAAAGAGCAGAGCTCCAAGCAAGCACTCAATGACATCGCTCAGATGTTGACCCGCAAAGGTATCGACCCTTCCGAAATCGGCTCAATTACAAAAGTCTCTTTGTATCAAACAGTCACAAAGAACCCAGAGACCGGCGAAGCAGAGATTCATGACCTTCAGGCTCTTCAGTTCAGCCCCTCATGGGAAGCAGGCCCAGGCTGGCCAGTAATCCAGCAGGGACCCAAAATACAACTACAAAAGCCAAGAACAAAATCCGGTGCCCCAAAGGCATGGGAAGTGGCAGTAATCGTACCTGATATACAAATTGGTTTTTACCGTAAATCCCTTGATTCAATGGAGCTTGAGCCAATTCATGACGAAGCAGCAATCGCTGTAGCCCTTGCTGTTATTGAGGAAATGAAGCCAGACCAGGTAGTTATGGTTGGAGACAACCTCGACTTCGCCGAATTGGGCAAATATCTCACTGCCGCACCCTTTAAGCAAATGCTTCAGGCGTCTATCGACAGAGCAACAATGCTATGCGCTCAGATACGAGCAGCGGCTCCTCACGCCAAAATCACCTGGATTGCTGGAAACCACGAAGCCAGAATGGCTAGATATATCCAGACCAATGCTGAAGCAGCATTCGGAATCACCAGAGGAAAGCCTAGTGACGAACTGAGAGATGGATGGCCAGTCATGTCTGTGCCATTTCTATGCAGAATGGACGAATTTGGCGTTGATTATCTCCCGGGATACCCAGAATCTGCCCACTACATCAACTCCAATCTTGTCGTTGTACACGGTGACAAAGTTGTTTCAAACAACTCAACCACCAAAAAGTACCTAGACAACGAAAGAATCTCGGTGATATACGGTCATATTCACAGAAACGAACTGGCGTACAGAACCTACAGAACAGACCAGGGACCACGGACAATCATGGCTGCAAGTCCAGGTTGTCTCTGTAGAGTAGACGGCGCTGTACCGTCCACGAAATCAGGGATGGACGAATTTGGTAGACCAATCCTGCAGGGAGCGGAAAACTGGCAGCAAGGACTAGGGGTGGTCACCTACCAACCCTATGGCAGTGGCAACGAGTGGTTTAACTACGAGCCAATGTGGATATACAACGGTAGAGGAATCTTCCGAGGAAAGGAATATGTAGCAGAATGAACGAAGATGAATACACCAAGGATGACTTGCTTGAGGACCTTGAGGCCTTACGCAAAGCCGGCTTGATTGAGATAGTCGGAATTAACGAGGAAGGGCAGTGGCTATACGGCGCTACCGAATCGTCCAAGGAAATCACCAAGGGATATGAAAAGATGTCTCCTGAAGACTTCAGCGCAATGGTCGACGAACTAGCAAACCTAGCGGTGGACGAAGAAGAGGAATAATGACAACAATTATCGGAATCCAAGGAGACGGTTTCGCCGTAATCGGTGCAGATACTCGTATCACGTCCTTCGACGAATCCGGTATGTCATTAGGCTCAGGAACTATCGGTGGGGGGTCATCAAAGCTCGCCACCAACGGTAATTATCTACTGGGGGCTGCGGGTGATGTTAGGGCAATAAACCTGCTCCATCATGCATTCCAGCCTCCAGCAGTACCCTCCGGACTAAAGGGCAAGAAGCTCGACCAGTTCATTACAGTTAAATTTATCCCAGCTTTAAGAGCTTGCTTTGACACTCATGGGTACTCATCCCCAGAGAACAAAGACAACAAACAACATGTTGCCGAACAAGACTCAACCATTGTTGTTGCAGTTAACGGCATCCTTTATTTCATTGACAACGACTATTCCTGGATGCCAGATATGAGCGGACTATACGCCGCTGGCAGTGGTGCCCAATTTGCTATCGGTGCCATACACGGAATCATGGGGGGAAAGAAACTCTCCTCAGTACAGGCAAAGGCTGCAGCGCTCAAGGCCCTCGCCATCGCCGCCAAACTAGACCCCTTCTCCAGCTCGCCGTATCACACCTATGTACAGCAAGCACCTGAATCGCCGGCTTCTAAGAAGAAGTAGATAAATTTAAATGAGCGAAAGTACCTGGACATGGCTTCTCTTCGCTATGGAACTCATCGGCGTATATGGCAGTTATACGGTAGGAAACAAGAAGTGGTACGGGCACATGATTATCGCCCTTCACTCATTCCCTTGGGCCGTTTACTCTATTGTCTTCAATAAGCCAGGGTTTATGGCTATGTGGGTTCTTTGGCAGTGGGTCCACTGGCGCAACATGCTCAGATGGGTCAAAGACGGCAAATAGCTCGCCGGCCTTATACGAGCCTTTGTTTCAACGAAAACGAAGCGCCCAATAACTCCTCCACGTTTCCAAATTCCGCGTAATGCCCTATACCTAGATACAACGTATCTATAGAGAGAGACAACATTAAGGGGAGAGAGTAGATAACTTTGCGCTGGCGTTTTCTGCCGTGAGCCCACCTACCGGTCTATTTATCTACTAGACGGGCAGTTTGCTCTTTTATAGACAAGAATTATTGAACTTCGATAATAATCGTCTATTCCGGAAGGCTTTTAGCTTGTCAACTGACCCCAAGACACCCAAACAAAAATTACCCAATAAAAGTACAGAACCGTTAGATTTATCTGATATACCTGGAAAAACCTGGTTTGACTATGCCAGTTGCAAAGGAAAAACAGAACTAATGTTTCCCAAGCAGCATAAGGACATTACTTATATTGCACAGGCGAGAGCTATCTGCAAATCGTGCCCAGTGAGGGCAGAGTGTTTAGAGTACGCACTAGAGTTTCCAGCGGCGGATATGCACGGAGTTTGGGCAGGACTAACAAGCAGACAGTTAGCAGCCGAACAGCGAAGACGCAAGATAAAACCAATACGACCAACCCTTGCGCAGATGTGGGGAGACTAATGACTGAAGCAATCATCACAATAATCGGGATAGTAGTCGTCCTGTACATACTGGAAAAGACACTCAAGGACTACTAAAAGAGAGAGGGCCCAGCCGGTGGTCCGTTAGCGATTCAGACCTTTTTGTGTGGTTTGAGCATCCACCGGCTAGGCGAGAGAAACTCTATCGCCGGCCAGGGACACAGACAACCTCGCCGGCAGGGAATTAGTCAGGAAGCTTT